GCTTCCTCAACAGGTGCTTCCTCAACAGGTGCTTCCTCAACAGGTGCTTCCTCAACAGGTGCTTCCTCAACAGGTGCTTCCTCAACGGGCTCAACCTCAACAGGTGCTTCCTCAACAGGTACTTCCTCCGCGACCGGCGCCTCCTCAACAGGTGCCTCCTCAACAGGTACTTCCTCCGCGACCGGCGCCTCCTCAACAGGCACTTCCTCCGCGGGTATTTCTACAAACTCAATAGCATTTATTTCTGTATCAGACATATTTAATATTATACATTATTAAATATTTTAATTCACATAAATCTACCAATTTAATAAACGCGTATGGAAATATAAGCATCTAAATATGTACAGATAAAAATCAAAAAACATTATGTAGAGGAGGATTTCAAGATTGTTTTTGACGTTGATCGGGTTCCCGACCTAGATTTTGATCGGGTTCTCGATCTAGCTTTTGATGATACCCTTGTTTTTTTTCTAGTTCCGGAACTTCTTTCCCTTTTGCGTTTCTCTGTAATTGGTTGAGGTTCAAATTGCGCCAAAGAATTTTCATATGCTTCTTCTTCGGCCTTTTCCTCTAAAAATAGTTCTTTAATTTGGTTAAAAACCTCTGAACCAGAATCGTCGTCTGTATATGGCATCGCGTAAATAATTTCTAACCAGCTTGTCAAAAAATTATCATAAGGTACCCATGAAAAAATATACGAATAATAAGCCAATCTATGATACAAGGTATCAGATAAATCTTTACGTATTTCAGAAACATCAAATGTTTCTGAGGAACCACCAATCAAAATACTTTTATATTTTTGTTTTAATTCGTCTCCCCCCTTCGTCTCACAAAAATTCGAAATTATATTTTTCACGAAATTGATTTTTTTTTCAAATGAAAATTCAATACCTTTGGTGGATTCTTTTGTTGATGGAGTGACTTCAATCGTCATTGGAACTACCTTCATATCGGTCATTTTTTGTTTTTGTGATATATATTTTGTCATTGTGGTCGTTTTTTGCGCATTATTGCCAAATTTACCGATGTTGCTGGCAGCTTTTGCGCTTCGCATCATGCGACCCAATCCTTTGGACGGAACACCACCTCTGGCCGAAAAAGCCACCTGAAACGTACTGGAAAAATGTATTTTATTGTCATCCGCACCAATATGTGTATACGACTTTACACTAGGAAAAATTTTAAATGCGCCCTTTTTTTTATCAAAAATTATAAATTCATTTACCAAATAACGCGCACGATTATTTTCCTGTATATCCGTATCATTACCACCAATTTCTCTGCCGCTAGTAGTTAATCTTTCATTAATACGCTTAATTTGCGCAATACGCAATTCGAACCATTCCTTTACTTTTGGTTTTCGTGAAAAATCAACATCAAATGGATTTAAACCCAATAACACGGTGGTCGAACCCAGTTGTAATGCCATTTCTAATGTTTGAATGATTTTATTGTTGTTTTCCATTATTCCATCTTCTACCATAGAAATGATCTGTTTTTTTCGTTCCACCGGGTCTACATTATCACCCTGATATTGTTGTATTTGGTGTACTTTGTCTTTGGCCTTGATCCCCTTTTCATTTTTATGATACGTATATATACAAGGTAATTTCAATAGTATCGATGTTACAAATACAACATCGTCGTGGGTTACCATGGTAAATGTATTGTCTTTCGCACCAGTATATATTTTCCAAGCAAGCATAAACATCACTTGCATCATATCGCCATATTCCTTTCCCCAAAAATGTTTGATTTTTTCGGCATTCAGTACTTCATTTTTACCAGCAGAATTGATCAATGTATTTTTTTTGTCATTACCTTGTAAATAATCATACCCACTATGATTAGGCTTTCCGGGTTTATTACGTTCGCGGGATATTTTATTCCCTCCAAAGGAATGACCCAATGCCGTTATGTTAAAATCAAATAATGGGTAAGGCTTGTCGGAATACATCGTTGCTTCGTATCTATTGTAATCTTTTTCCGGTTTTTTGGGTTCAGGGACACCCATCTCTTCTAAAATGGAATGGTCGAATATGATCGTTTTATTGGGTTCGGGCCAAAAGAGATTGGGCGATGACCGAACGAATGGATCGCCAACTTCACTGGCAAAATTGCCAATGATTTCACCGCCTTTCATGACATAATCCGATGGAGTAATACCCGTTTCATAAAATACCCTTTGTATTGGTAATCTGGGATTTAATGTTTCTGTCTTTAACCAAGTGTGCGGTATGAATGTGACAGAATCCTTGATTACCTTTTTCAGTTTTTCTAAATTTGGAAGACCAACCGCTTTATTATTCAATGTTATCCCATGAAACATTTCGTCCATCAATCTAGACATACCTTTCACACTAGGTGATTCTTTCGCGTCCTTTTCAATGTCTCTTCTTCTAAACAATTGATTAAAATCTCTTATTGTATTCACATTGGCTTCGCGTATATTTAAATCTGAATAGTTAAAAAGTGTAGATATTGTTTGACTACCTTCTTGTACTACAAAATTTGTTCCATCATATTTTACAAGAATCGTACTCATTATACAGTATAAATATAAAAAAACACCCACTATTACTTTAGCTTTGAGTTATACTTTGGAAGATTTACACATATTTGTCCAAGACACAACGCGGTATCAAACGGTCCTTCATAATTTCCAATTTTTTGAAGCATTTGTTGATAGTCACCTCACTCACCCCACAAATGGCTTTAATATCCATTTTAGTAATATTCAGTTGGCAATTGTGGGATATGAAAAACACGATGCCCGCCGCCACCGCATGAGGTGTATTATTGTTAATAATACACTGATCTTCCACCTTTTGCGCAATGAATTTAGACAACAGGATCAATTCACCGTTAATATTGAGACGACTACAGAACCTCTCAATAAACGCAATCGGTTTGGTCAATCCCAGCTCCGTCTGTTGCGAAGGATCGTAATTGCGCTCAATGTTGTGGAGGATTTTTACCGCGGTCGAACATCCCGCCGTCGCACTCGCCTTGTCCAAGCGGAAAATTTCCGCGATTTCGTGCGCAGTACGCGGGCAACCGTTCAGCCGACATGATATGTATATCGACGCCGACTTGATGCCGTCGCGATTCATACCGCGAAACATTTTCTGCTCCGAAATATCCTTGTGAATAGCCACCGCATCGTCAATGAAAATTTTGGGTATTCCCGCGTTTTGTGCCATAATCGTAATAAACTGGAACTCGTCGTAGAGCGACTTTTCCCGGTGAGGCATCGACTGCCATTCGGTCCATTTTCGGATCTTGCGCATTTCGTACGTGGAACAATTCGAGACCAATACCTTACAACCAAACGAGGATTCGACCAACAGTGGATTGATGGGGTTCCCACACCGCGTGGGATCACTCTGGTTTTTGTCGTCGCCGCCGTAAAAGCGCCACTCGGGCGAATAGTCCAACGTTTTGGTGTTGATCCGGGCACATTGCGCATTCGCACAAGTCGGAAATCCGTCCTCGCCGACGATTAAACAACTCCTACATTCGTGACATACATCAAATTCGTGTGAACTGTGCATTTTGGACAAATCCTCCGGAGTTATTTGTGGACTGCGGTCATCGTTATCAAATGCCTCCCACAATTTGTCCTTTTCCCTTTTAGAAAGAATCTTGTGCTTTTTTTGGGTTTTGTTGTTGGGCTTCTTACGCTCGACACATTTCATAGCTACATCTTCACAGACCTTGACTTCCAATGTTTTTGCGACGAGTGCTCGCTTCGGAACACGTATCTTAATTATAATTTTGGCAGGATCCATGAATTACGTGTATGATAATTAACTATCCTACACTAAACTTTCTCTCTATATCAATTTTTATATATGGTTTTTGTATAGGGCCGACCGTACAAAAATGGCAGAAGAAACTGGATCCGTCCAAAAAGTTCTTAATAAATTATTAACCAAAGTGTTGGGGACGGCAGATAAAGAAATATGTGACAAAATTCCCGAGATTGTTGAACGCCGGTCCAATGAAATAGTACAAAAAATCGTCGCCAGTTTAAGCAAAGAGGCGAGTGAACTTAAAGACGAGATGGTACAACAATTTAAAAAGGACATTGCCAAGAATTTAAGGCCCGCCGTATCCGGCGTGGGAACAGCTCTTAAAGTCGCCATAATGAATTCAACCCAACCCGATTCGAGCCCCGCCAGTTCGAGCCCTACTGTTGCGTCCACGGCACCCGCTGCCACAGTTGGCGGCGGAAAACGGGCTTCCAAGAAAACAAGACGAATGCGTGTAAGAAAAAATCGCACGGCTCGCCGTCGCTGGTAATATGGAATAATCACATACAAAAATATCGGGATAATGTAAAGTTGCCATGTCCGATGAACAAGGAGTAGAGAAGCAAATTAAAACCCATTTGCTCAGAATATTGGACGGTAAAATATGTAGTGAAGTAAATCGCCTAATCAATACACGCGCCAAAGAAATATACGGACCCGTGTTGAAATCCATATTTAGTGAAGATTACAAGAACGAAATTTACAACACGTATTTGGAGTCCGTTTTAGCGACGTTTGATCCCGCGAATCACGAAGTTGACATATTGGAAGGCATAGATAAAACCCTGAAAAGAACCCGTCGCCCCAACGCCAATGTCACACGAAAATATATCGAGGCGCGTAAAAAACAACGCAAGAACCGGTTAACAATTTTGGGACCGGAGCCAGCCCCCCTGGAATTAACGAGTGTGGATATGAAAAAAGAATTTTTGAAACTAAAAGAACGTAAACTGGTGTTTAAACCTTTGCCAGCTACCCGAAAAAAACGCTTATCAATCGATGAAAAAGCGAATCTTGCGTACGAAATCGGCGACATCATTTCCGGCGTATTCAAGTAAAACACCCCCTCTCAATTGTGGATTTTCTTGTCCAATTTTTCGAAAAGATCCATACTATACACCAAATTACCCATTGGTTTGTAGTTCTTGACCGGAATGTAATTCTTTTGTTCCTTTGTCGGGGGCTGTGACGCCTGCTGATGGTTGAAGAGCGCATTGTCTAGAGGATTGTCCGAAATCATCCCCGAATTGGGGTTGTCCTCGACATGTTTGTGGTCAATAACCACCCCCTTTTCGTTCAATACAATTCCCGTTTTTTTCTTGATTTCATTACGGACATACGATGGCACCCAGTTATGCCACGAAATAAACAACGTGTTGGGATGTATATATTTGATGTGGAACCCGTTTCGCTCCAATTGAGACACTAAATAACCTATACACTCGCCCTTGTCGTAAATCGGTTCTCCCACAATATACTCGGGTACCGCAAACCAAATAAAATTTTCGGTATATTTTTTTTGCCGGGCAGTGTACTGAATACGCTTGTGAATCCTTCCCAAGATTTTGTTAAAAATGGACATTTGCTTCAAATCCCGGCGCTGCTTTTTTTCGTATAAATCGTCAATGTTGATTTTCGTGTTGTTTTCTTCTTCGTCGGGCATCATGAAAATCGACATCTTTCGCGGAGAACCCGGTAAGTTTAATTTTTACGATATAGAAAACATAAAGATTTTTTGTGGGGTATTTTATCGAAATGACGGAACCCGGCGACACCGCCGTACTCGGCATCCTTAATGACGAAAACGGAAAAAACAAACCAGTCGTTACTCACCTGGTGTTATCCGGCGGTGGAGTGGCCGGATTCACGTTTTACGGAATCCTGCGCGAAACCCACCGCAATGGCCTGTGGAAACTGGACAACATCCAAACCATGTACGGAACCTCGATTGGGGCGGTTCTCGCCGTCATATTGGCGCTTAATTACGAATGGGAGATTTTGGACACCTACCTTATTAAACGCCCCTGGCAAAACATTTTCAAATTTGATGTGTATTCTATACTCAACGTTTTTGATAAAAAAGGCATTTTTAATATCAAAATCTTTGAAGAAATCATGGCTCCGCTCTTTGCCGGAATGGAAATGCCCCTCAACATCACCCTGAAAGAATTTTATGAAAAAACGGGGAAAGAAATCCACATATTCTCAACCGAACTAAATTCCATGAAACCAGTGGACATTTCCTACAAAACTCACCCCGATTGGTCCGTCGTTCAGAGTATTTACTGTTCGTCGGCCCTGCCCATCGTTTTCGAACCGCATATTGAATTACATTCGGGAGAACCGGATAACCATAAATGCTATGTTGACGGGGGGTTTTTCATCAATTACCCGCTCACCCAATGTATCCAAGATACGGGGGCAAATCCCGACGAAATCTTGGCGGTAAATAAACTCCAAAATACGTCGGACATCCCCATTGGGCGGGACACCACCTTTTTCGACTATATTTTAATTGCGTTTAACCATTTGTTTGACATCGTGTTAAATCAATATCAAGGGGGGACAACCGTCACCGTCCCTCACGAATTCACCATCATTGATGGTGCTATTACCCTTCAGTCAATACTGGATACCGCCATGTCCATGGACGAACGGATACGGCTTATTCAAGTGGGTGCCGATATGGCCAACGGCGGCCAAAATTCGAAGAATTCCCTCGATGAACATTACCATTCCTGAATAATATTCTCAAACCGCCGTCCCGCCTCTTCCGGTTGTATTCGTTTAAACACGTTGAAATGTAACATGTCCAAGAAAAGGGCGTTCAACTCTCTGGCCACGTCGGTCGGTATTAAATACGCCGTGCGATGTAACACATATATCAGAGAAATTCCCAAACCGTAAGTATCTATGGTATTTAATAGACTGTTTATAAAATCTTCGTAGGAATATTCGTCAATGTCTCTGAATAAAAATGTGTGAAATTCATCCATGTGGCGTTTAATCATCTCTAATAAATTGTGGTCCTTTTCGGGTTGTCCACCAAACGACTTTTCGGTGACCTCCATGAAATAGTTGATGTGGCCATTGGCGTCGTCTTCGACGTCCCTCACAAAATCTTTAAATTGCCTTTCTCTCCGCGCAAATTGTACGTCCCCCTTTTCCCCCGCGGCGACCTTGTCAAACTCGTCCTTGTTTATGAAAATAATTTCCGGAGGATAGGACCAATGTAAACCGGTATTGTAATAGGTCGATGATTTACCCATTTTTTTTATAACATCTGCCATCATCATCAGACCGAAATCGATGAAATTTAGTCGGCGTTTTTTCATGTCGTAAACAATATTTTGCGGCTTCAAATCATTGTGTATTACGTTCTTTCTTTTCAAAAGCAACACCCCCTCGAACAAACGACGCGATTCCTTCCAGAAATCCCGCATGATTTTTTGATATTTTTTGGGCGCGTTCTCCGACGATTGGTGGTAAATCTTGTCCGCAAATTGTTTCAGTTGAAGCCCACCGTAATCCATCACTAATAATCGGTAGTCGTCCAAATTTTTTGGTGAAAAATAATCACACCGCTTTACCGATTTTTTAGCGGCCTCGGTCTTTTCGGGAGAACACTGGAGAGGGGCACCTAAATAATATTCATGTGCGCGGTCGATTTGCTCCATGATATTGTATTCCTTCATTTCGATCTCGGCTTCGGATTTTTTCATAATTTTCGATATTTTATTTTTATAATTTATCGTTTTTCGCGTTTTTTTACATTTTAAACTAGGTTTGTGTACACAACCGTATTTACCTTCGCCAATAATTTGCGATATTTTGGCGGTTTTAACCATCTAAAATCAATACAAGAGATATATTATATTGATAAAGAAAACCGAGTATTACGTAGAAGAAGTCACGGTCGTGACAAATGTTGCTAAACCATTTGCGGTTATCTTCGAGTCGAAATCGATGATGTTACCGTTGTCAAAAGTGACCTTTACTGTGGGATACCCCTCGATGTTATAAGTCTTCAACTTTTCCGTAATGTCCGTATCGGTCGTGTCGGTACAGTCAATGTCGTGACAAAAGATGGTATGACCGTTCACCACCGTACCGTTCATTTTATCTGTGAATTTATTCCACTCCGGGGCAGCCTTGATACAGTGGGGGCACCAATCCACGTGGAAAAAATAAATGTCGAGATTTTGGGAACGACGGTCCACATTGGCAATATTCGCCCCCGGGGAAGCGCGAACCTTGCTTTTAATAAACGTATTGTAGCTATACACACCCACTAAAATGAATATGATTATCACCATCAACAGCCAGGCGTATTTAATGGCTGGACGTATAAAATTATATACCGCGTTGACGAATTTGGACATGTGTCACTATATATTGGCGAAATATATTTTTGTCATCGGTTTATCCGAATTAGCGTTTATTCGAATTAGCGAAAAATATACCAGGGTATTGTATATATTGGTTGTCCATTCTTCATGGTAAATAACGGGACCCGTAAAATTACCCGTAAATCCGTTTTACCGTCTCATTGGACGGTTTATACGGACGACGATTATAATAGTAATGATGGCATGCTAACTAGTGTCTGGGGACCCAGCATGTGGCACAGCCTCCATACTATGAGTTTCAATTACCCGGTTCATCCGAGTAAACAGGACAAGATTCATTATTTAAACTTTATTCATAGCCTAAAATGGGTGTTGCCGTGCGGTAAATGCCGCAAAAATTTGCGCAAAAATTTCCAGAAAATGCCTCTGAAAATGTCGGACATGGAATCGCGACTTACGTTCTCCAAATATATCTACCGCCTACATGAATTAATCAACACGATGTTGGGAAAACAATCGGGGCTAACTTACGAAACGGTGAGAGAGAGATATGAACATTTCCGGGCAAGATGTGTGAAAGATTTGAACGCCATACGTTACAAAACACGCGCACTAAACAAAACGATGAAAAAGGAATTTAAGATGAACGAAAAGGGGTGTATTGAACCGCTCTACGGAAAGAAAACCAAATGTGTTCTTAAAATTGTACCCGCAGAGGATAAATGCGAGTCTTTTCAAGAAGGGTAACTAGTTGGACGCACACCATCCACGGATATATTCTAGCATTATTATATAAATTTGTTATATTAAGGGTAAATATGAATTCACAAAATGATAAACAATTGAATTATGAATTAGATGTAAAAACCAAAGTCGCCCCCGAAATTGACGATTCGACCCGCGAAAAAACGGTGCCATTCTGGGCAGAAAACCCCAATGTCATCCTTCAACACGAATATGTATTGGAATTTTTTCCGGTGGAAACCATGACCTACGAACAAAAATTAAACGCCATTACCCGCGCCGTCCTGGTTTTGGGATTATTAGGGTTCGTTTTTACACGCAGCATACGTATTTTGGTCGTGTCGGTCATTACAATCGCGGCGATTTACATTCTCTACAATTTTCAGGAAACTAAACGGAAAAAATCGGAAAATAAAGACGCCGAGGGCTTTGCGAGCCAAGCGGATGATGTGTTGAAACAGTTTAACTATTCGCGCAGTCCCGAGGTGTTTGAAGAACCCACTTCGGAGAACCCGTTTAGTAACGTCTTAATCTCGGATTATGAATACAATCCCGATAAAAAACCCGCCCCGCCCGCTTTTAATAACACGGTGAATGATAAGATATTGGTACAGGCCAAGAAATTAGTAAGCGATCTTAATCCCGGACAACCAGATATTTCCGACAAATTATTCAAGGATTTAGGAGAACAATACGTTTTTGAACAATCCATGCGACAATTTAATTCGAATCCGGCCACGACAATACCCAACGACCAAAAAGGGTTTGCGGAATTTTGTTACGGGTCCATGGTTTCCGCGCGTGACGGTAACCCCTTTGCGTTGGCGCGTAACTTGCCGCGCTACAACAATTACTGATTGCGATGGGTTCACACTTTTCGCTTTTCGTATAATATTCTTATCATACAATATATAACAATATTACAATATAATAATTATTATGACATCTATTAGCGATTTTTTGTTCAATAACCTTGGACGTATAGGGTCGGAAAACGTGGACAATACTCAACGCAATTTAGCCAATTCCCGATATGCGAATTATATGTTACAACCGCCCAGCACTACGTCCGCCGACAATCATGTCATGTTCGCCACCCAACAACCCAAGATCAACTTTCGGCGCGGCGGGGACGGGGTCGGCATTCCCGCAGGAGTCGTCGATTACGATTCGTTGTTGTTAATCAAGGCTAACCAGGTTCGCACATTCGAACCCCTCCAACTTGTTCAACGCCCCTTTGCCACCATCCCTTATTTAGGAAAAGGGTCGGTGGATCCGGTCTTGGAATCGCAACTTATGCAGGGACAAATGGTCAGCGACCGCAAAAGTTTGGCCCCGGTTACAGATAAACCTTACATCGATTACCCGATGATGGACGATGTCAGAGAACGCGTGACAAACCCGGTTTTTTCCGTGGAAGAAAGTGCGTTGAGTGGCTGGACGCGGGGCGGGGTTCCTACGCGCGAAATGAATTAAAAAATGGGCTATTTAGTAAACTTAAATTTTTAATATTAGAATAATATATAAAAATGACCGTTAACTCTACTAAGGACCCACTAATGGGCGGCCCGGGCCTGAACCAATTGACGGCGCGCCAGACGTATCCTTTAGAGCCGGCCGCTTACGGTGGCAAACGTGCCCGTAAGAACCGCAGCACCAAGCGCCGGGCGCGCAAATCCCGCAAGTCGCGCAAATCCCGCAAGTCTCGCCGTTCTCGCAAGTAAACTGGCGGTAAGACGAATAATTTATTCGTAACAAACCAACATAAATATTGGTTTGCTATTCTATTAGACCCATGTATAACACGAATGCGGAATACCGCGAAACATTACGCCAGTTCTTCAAAATGGACATGGAAAAGATCGGCAAACAGGTCCGCAATAAATATACGAATTTTGAAACGTTTGACCGCGAAACGCGCGACGAGTTAATGTTTGATTCTGACGCAGTAGACGAAGGTATGCGCGATATACTGGAAAAAACTCGCGATATTCCGGTGTTTCGACAACTGTATGTGGCCGCGGCAGGACTCATGTTATCTGAACGGATTGATATCGGTTTAGCCGTTTTACTGTCCTACGATTACTTTGCGGATTTTTCGACCGCATTGGCAGCGTATTTCCATTCGCCGGATATGTTGGCCGTTTGCGAATCGTGGATTAAATTGTCGAAAAAACTTATTGTATCAAAATAAAATAAACTATATTGTATTCAGATATGACGTCTACGCGTGACCGTAACACCCCCGGAAATTATAAAATGGATAAACAAATCAGCGTCTTTCCCGGACATTATCAGGAATATATACACTCGTCTTATGGTATCGCGCCGCGCACCTATATGCCAGGCACGGGTCTCATCGGTGCGCGCATCCCTCGTTCCGAATTGTCCAACAACTCGTGCGACATTGAATCAATGCTGTTCGGCATTGGGTCTTCGGATATGGAAGTTCAGCGACCGGTGGTTAAACCCCAACTTCAACAACACTCGACTCTGAATATTCATGAATTACTTCCGGTTATTATCCCGCCACCGGTTACAGTAGACATTCAGGATCAGAAACCTATGTGGCTGAACTAACCCGGCCCTATCCATACCTTTTGTATGTTATACCCCTTTTTCCTCTAGAAGGATTTCGCTTGAATGAAGTGTTTTTACTTGGGGGGCGTGGTTGCGTGGGTAGCTCGGATGTGAGAATGTAATATTCATCTTGTTTATCATCCTCCAACTCTTGTTCGGTTTCCCCGACACGATCATCGTGTACGTTGGTTTCCCCGACAACATCTTCGTATACGTCGGTTTCCTCAACATCAAGATGAATATCCGGCTCTTTCATAATAAAAATCGGATTTTCGTCGTCCGCAAGATCTTGAAAGACACCTTCCGGAGAAGAAAGTAGGTTTTCAATAATTTCGCCAAAATCTACATCATCGTAATTTTGTTGAGGCGGAAGAAGAGGGCATCGGTAAAAATTGACACAGGCGCGGTCGTTGTGGTTTACATGTGAACCGTCCGGAAAAAACTCGACGGGAATCTCAATTTTGGCTAAAATGATACGACGCTTGTTATGAAACATATTATTTTCGATACAATAATATGCCCTTTTTGTTTTATGTAATTTTTTTCTGTTTTTGTATATCGACCGCGGTGTAAATTCGTCTATTTTTTTAAAATGGTATAATAAATTCCTACAGCCAAAAGTACAAACATAACCAGAACCACCTTATATACTGGGCAACAATCGCGATAAAAGTCTGGCTGATAATAATACGTCGATTCAATGTCTACTACCTCCATCTCCTGCGGCAAAAACCCCACATGAATCACTTCAGATACATTCACCGCAGTTAATGTTACAGGTACCGCCACTTCAATATCTGGTTTATTTGATACATAAATTTTACACATACTACATATATTATATCGGTGAAGATTTGCGTCGAAACGAAACACGCCCCCTTTCGTATGTATAATACAACAATATACTGGAAATAACTCTGATAAAAATCTCCATATACACTAATGAATGTTGCTTTGAGAACAGAAGACTGGTCGCACGATCTTGAAATTCTTTTGGAAGCCATCCGATCAAATTCGTCGCAGATGAGCACGTACCATAAAGACCGTTATTTGAAATTCAAATCCTATTTAGTATGGTTTCGACTGCCCACCATATTCATTGCGAGCATAACCATTTTTACTTCCGAGGGTCTTACGCCGTATTTACAACAAACCTATGTCAATTTGATAAATGCGATGCTCGCCATCGTCACCGGATTAATTAATTCGACGGAACTTTTCCTCGGCATCCAGCGTACATCCGAAGCTGACTTGGAGGCCAGCCGCGATTTTTATATCTTGGCAATAGACATTTATAAAATGCTGGCGATCGAACCCGCACACCGACAAGTCAGTGGTCGGGTTTTTGTTGACGAAGTTTATAGCCGATATACCGCACTGATAGAACAGAATGGTTCGGCGGACAATAGCCAGTTACAAGATAAAATGGTACCTATTAACGCTCTACATGATATAGAGTCTCCCCCCATACGACGCGTTTCGACATTTACCAATAATTCGATTGCGGCGTTTTTTAGACCGAACCTAAGCACGCGCGAACCGACCTTTCCTTAATTGGTATTGTATGCATCGATTATTATGGATATTATCTTTTTTATCAGTAATTCATCATAACCATCTTTGGAACTTGTTGATATACTCAACGATCGTAATGATGATATAGACTCCCCGCGATTGATTATATCTATCACCAGTTCTTGAGATCGTGTCAACACAATCAATACCCGTATAATATCATCTTTATTTTGTTGGTGTAAAAATGATATTTGTTCGCTCGACAGTTTTTTGAAATTACAGATATCTTCCACGATTTTATCCAAGTTATTTGGCATGCGGAAGATCTGTTAGTATAGTTATAGGTTTTTTATTTTGAGGATTTCTGGGTGTTTTCGCTAGGATTGCTTTTACAGCTGATGTTTGTACACCGTCGGGACGGTTCGGGTGTAACATCTAGACGGTTCTTCTTGATACTAATCAGCCTATCCACCAAGTATTCCCGTCCATTACATATAATCGTCACAACGTTTTCGTTATTCATGTGTTCGGCGTGTATAACCTCAGTACAATGAATACACACGGTAAATAGCTCACAATAATTTTCGTTTATACATTTTGAAATGTCCTCTACGGGCAAGTCGCGTCTCCAGCACTGAAGAACGGTGACTCCTTCCGCAAGTAAATATGAACATTTTGAACATGTCCCGTCCATTATCCATTATATAATGTGTATTTATTTTTCAAGCTTGGAGGCATGTTGTTAGTTGCTGTATAACCGGCTGATTTCCCTTCTGAATAATTTGCTGATTTCCCTTCTTAATTCCTTTCGGGATTCTTTTTTGGAATCCTTTTTGGAATCGCGAAAGGAATCATTTGCGGTATTGCTGCTAAAATCGCCTATGAAGTCGCCCGCAGTTTCGCCCATGGCAATCTTACGTCGTCGGCGTCCCGCTTTTTCAATGGCCCTTGAGAGGTTGCTTTTTTTCCCAGGGTTGACGGGCTTGTGTTTATTCTTTGTAGTCGTTTTTCCTTTTCGACTAGGTGGTTTTGGGTTGGTAGCCTGTATTATGTTACCGGCTGAATCGTATACGATGCGAGGCGTTTGCTTTATGGCGAGTTCGTATTTTTGGGCATCGATATCGGCAACGGTAGGAAACAGTAAATCTTTGACTAAATCATAAATTCTACACGTCATCTTCTAATGTATGGGGCTATAAATTTTAGAGTTTTATACTGTATTATTATGCTTTTTTGAAAAGTGACTTCATGCCGTTGAGTTTTGGATCGGGAGACGTATCTGTGGTAACTGTGTCAATTGTGTTAACTGAATTAATATCTTCTTCTCCTAGTATTTCTTCTAGTGTTTCTACTACTCCTGCTAGTACATCTTCTACAGTTTTATCTTTTTTTTTAAAACTATCAATTATATCCATAAGATTGTACCACTCTATAATTACTTTATCAAATTCATTAACGTCTATATAAAACGTTGTATGGTCGCTTTTTTGGTTTTTAAGCTCTTGGAGTTTGGCTACGATTAGCGTATATTTAGTTAATACTGTTGAATTAGGTATTTCAGAAGTACCTGTGTATAAACTTAACATGAAATATAACTCGATTGCGGATTCCATAAACTTTTTACATGGCTCTACTAATTGGACTGTTTGAAAAATGATATCTATTTCATTGTTGTTAATTTGAGTTATGTAATTATCTATGACTATTTTATTTTTGTTATATTTATCGGAAGGAACGTTAATTACTTCTAGTGTCGTTGATTTTGTTAATTCGTTAATCTCTATTTTTAAATAATCTGTTATTTTGTTCAGGTTGAATAACAAACTTTCTTTTTTTTCCTCTATAGCTTTAATCGCGGCATCCTCATGCATCATTTGAAGCCGCTCTGCTTCCTCGTGTGCCGCTTTCGTTGCTGTTACTGGTGCTGTTGTTGGTGCTAATACATAAGCTTTTGTTAGTGCTGGTGTATCCGCTGCTACTGTTGGTACTACCGCTGACGGTTTATCCACAAGCTCCTTATCTTGATCACTTGCCAATGTTGTTGCTGCTGGTCCTGGTCCTGGTCCTGGTCCTGGTCCTGGTCCTGGTCCTGGTCCTGGTCCTGGTGAAGTTGCTGGTCCTGGTCCTGGTGAAGTTGCTGTTGCTGGTGGTGGTAATGCATCAGTTGCTGGTCCTGATGCCGCTGGTCCTGATGCTGCTGGTTCTGATGCTGCTAATGCTGCAGCCGGCTCCTTCGCCGGTGTTGTTGCGATTCTTGTTTTGTTTTGTGGTGGCATTGGTAATGCTGATGCTGATGCTGATGCTGGTACTGGTACTGGTACTGGTGTTGGTCCTGGTCCTGGTCCTGGTGAAGTTGCTGTTGCTGTTGCTGGTGTTGTTGGTGCTGGTGCTGGTGCTGGTGCTGGTGCTGGTGCTGGTGCTGGTGCTGATGCTGATGCTGATGCTGGTACTGGTGCTGGTGCTGTTGCTGGTGCTGGTGCTGGTGCTGGTGCTGTTGCCGGTGCTAATGCTGGTTGTTTATTCACCGCATTGGTATTGGCATTCATCTTAGCTTTCTTGGCCGCCAATTTTTCAAAAAATTTTGTCTTATTTTCATCTATTAATTTTTTTAGGTCTTCTTTAGCATTTGAAAGTTGTTTTTTAAGTGTTTTATCATCGTATGATTGAGGTTCTGTTAAACGGCTTATTTTTATTTTTAAATCTTCACATTGTTTTTCATAATTTTTTTTTACAGTTTCTTCATCGTCTAATTTAATCTCTCTAATATCTAAGGCTTCCATGTTTAATAGTCTAATTTGATGGATATAATTTATTAAATCTATATCAGATGATGCTTCATCTCTCGCTTTATTCAATTCTTTTTTAATCGCGGCCGATATTTTTTTTGCTGCATCCTCTGTATTGGCAATTTGCAATCTATTGGTAATTTGATAATTCCTTTTTCTTGGCGTTGATGCTGTGTATCTTGGCGATGGTACTGCGGATCCTGTCGTTGATCCTGTGGATCTTGGCGTTGATCCTTGTAATCGTGTTTTGTGTTGTGTTGAGCGTGCTGGTACACCAATGCCTGAATTCTGGGGGGTTGCAACTACTTGTGCGGTTTCTGATGTCATAGAATTATCCGGGACGTAATAAGATTGTTGTTCCCTTGTATTATCGTAATGTCTTGTAACAACGCCAGGTTGCGGATTACTACTCTGAAACGCGAGTGCTTCACGTCGGGCTTTGAAGTTTTCTTTTAGTTGTTCTCTAGTTTCTGTTTGTTTTTTTGCTGCTTGTTTTTTTGCTGCTTGTTCTTTTGCTGCTTGTTCTTTTGCTGCTTGTTCTCGTTGGTTTGCTGCGTCTTGTGTTTTTAAAATTCCGGTAAGTTGCATAGGTGGTAATTCTCTAGGTGCTAACATTAATTGAAACTAAAATAACAATACTATATTACTATATTGTTATTTACACACTTGGCGATTTACGCCGATGAAATTTTAAATCCCTAGTGCCAATATTTCTTCGTCTGTGTTACCTTTGAAATATTTGCCGGCATAAATCGCGAAAGGTATAATTCAACCGCGTCTAATTGAATTTGACCACAATCTTCACCGACTCCTTCTTAATACATTTACATGCCGAAATGGAGAGCTCCTCGCGCTTCTTGCGAGTTTTACTCCCCCCTCCTCCTTCGCCATGGTCTATGGGCGAATTCTTACGCCGCGACGTACTATTGCGCGCATTCATGTCGCGTTCAATATCCGCATAGTTCTCCCGAATATAGTCTAAAATCTGGTTCTCAATGGCCCACTTGAAAAAATTCAGTTGCCCTAAAGTCGTCTCAATGTTGCTGTCGTCGTCCAATGGGACCATGATGCGTTCCCACCTACAAAAACTGTCAAACCGTTGTTTGCTGTAAGCCTTCAATTTCAATTTGTACTCGTTGTAGACCTTGAACCTCGTCACATCCCCCGTCAGATTTGTCACATCATACACCGTAAAATATTTCTTCGCGTAATTGGTCACAAACCAGTCGACAATACGCAGCGAAATGTTCGTCTCGCCGTTAATAATGGAGAGCATTTTCTTGAGATGGTCGCGGTTCTCATAAAAACGCATCAAGGTAGATAACAACAAATCGTTCTGGGTTTTATGTAGGTTGTTGGAATAAGACATGGATTCTCTGTATTTTCGAAATATAGAGAACCTGGGGGCGACTTTTTATATTATTTTTGGGGGAATTGAGGTTCTCCCTTTTCAAAGATATGCCGGGTATGGGTTTGCTCTCTCCACACGGTTTGGGTTTGGAAGCAAGCTCATGTAACGTAGGACGGCACCTGATTCTTCTGGGGAGAACTCTGTAAATAGTTGTAATAATATTTCATCTGATTGAACTTGAACTTCAACATTAAAATATTGACAAGTACAAAACTGACGGAAAGCGAAACGGTTTTGTTATCAATGAACGAATCCATCACGAAAATGATAATTAAAAAGAGGAATGCGAAAAAAAATTCCTGAGTGGCCACATCCGCCACTAAATTGATGAAACAAATGAAAATGACGGTGTATAAGACATAGCGATTCTCTAAAATAGGTTCCATAATCGAACACTTATATAATTATAGGGATAAAAGATTAGGGGTTCTGGTGTTCACCGCGAAAACCCGTAGATGTTTTGGACCCCAGTAGACGATAATAATAACCATTGTAAAGAACGTTCACACCCAATGCTTTTTTCAACGTTTTATCGCTGATGCCTTGTTGCTTGATACAATCATATTTACACACGAATTCTTGTACTAGTTCAGAATCGGCGTTGAATATACCCACCCCGTCCTTGTAGAGAACCGGTTCTCCATACTGATTTTCAAATTGAGTTATCAAGTCCCTCTCGCATTTGTCGTATAAAACATAATAATGTCCGCGCGCAATCGCCCCTACTTTTACCGACGTATCCAGAGAACCTGGCTGAAATCCGTTTTCTGTGGCGGCGGTTTTTCGGTCCAGGTACACATGAATTATTTGGGTTTTGTCCGCATTCAGTTTTGCGATGTATCCCATATTTTGGGGACGTGTAGGCCTGGTCGGCGCGATTTCACCCAACATCGTGGGGTCGGCGTCGCGGGCACGGTAGGTCCAACGGAAACCGCCGTAAATGGTGTTTTCCTGGACCGCCTTTTCGATACTGGGTCGTTTTAATTTGTGCTTGGATTCTTTGATACATTCTGCTACCGATTCGTAGGTTTGGACAAGGCTAAGGTTCTCCGGATTGATTTTCTGTAATCGGGGTCCAACAGTGACCAGGGGTTGTCCGAAGTTGGTAGTAGTTTTGATAGCTATTGGTGTATGTATTCTTTGTTCTAGGTCGGCCAAACGTTCGAGGATGGTGGTTTGATTTTGGAGAACCTGGCACAATAATTCGTTTGTATTTGCGGGGGTAGTTGATTCTATCCGGTTTTCGGAAACAAATTGGCTAGATACCACTTCTTCCAGCATTTGCTTGAAATCACTCGGAGTAAATTCATTGAATTTTTGTAGGTTGGTATGAATAATGCGGGTCACCATACCGTATGTCAACTCTTTGCCAATCATAAACAACTCGTTCTCCTTTTCGTGGTTCGGCAAATCCCGCACAATATGTTTTCTAATGATTTCATGGCCATGTAAGAATTTTTCGAAATTGCGGCTTTTCACGACGGGATAACAATCCAACAGTACACACTCGGGGTATTTGTTTTTGTGCTCATTGTAACGGCCTTCGATACCCTTGCTGCTCTCCCCAATTTTTATGACATAGCACCCATTTTCGTAGGATTTGACGCGGATGATGTAAACGAGTGGCCCGTTGGTGGCATAATCACGTCTGAGTATTTTCTCGCGTTCGAGTAGTTTGTTTTTTTCCAAATCGTGCTTGTGCTTTTCTTCAATATGTTGAATTTGAGTGGTCGCTTGTTCTAGTTGTTGTTTCAATTCATCACTTTCTTCTTGAACAAGTTCGTGTAATATTTCTTCCAATTTGACAAAATATTCGTGTATTTCGTTGGCTTTTTTGGTTCCTGATTTGATACAAAATAGTTTGAACGTTTTAACATTCAACATAATCTGTTCGCGATTGTGCCCTCCTCTACCCTCATTTTTTTGCTCCCGCAATTGCGGTAGCAAAATTTTATAGTGTGTGTTTTCTATAAAATTTTTTTCTAATGAGGTTTTCGCATGATATTTTTGACTAAAACCCAACCACTGCCATACATTGTCCAAATCAATGACAAAATCTGTAGATTGGTTGTAATTTAGATAACAATAAAACGATGAAACAAATAACTGTTGTTGTGTTTCCGAAAATGTTTCTTTTATTTTTGTCAAAAGACGGTTGTTGTAGGTGTTTGACAGCTTGGTGATGGGGTTTGATTCAATTAAGTCTACAATATTCAGAGAGCAATCCATGATATTATATATTATAATACATCGTTTCTTTATATTACTTTTACTTTAAAAGATCAAAAGTAATATTTGTTGTTATATTAACTAAAACACAAATATAAGTAATTGTAAATTACTCTTTTTAATTGGAATACGCGACTCCCGCCATTCCGCTCATGACGCGAAGGACGTTGTAGTTCACGGCATACACACGCACCTTGGCCGTGGCGGTACCAGAGACCGTCGCGGACGAGAGCACAAGCTGGAGCACGGCGTTATCAATACGGGAGAAGTTGCACGTGCCACTTGGTTGGTGCTCCTCGGGGCGGAGGGCGAACGAGTAAACGTTGATGCCCGAGTCGGGGGCGCGGGTGTGGTGCTGGAAGGGTTGCACCACGTCAAAGTAGGAACCCTCACGCTCAGAGAAGCGGTCCTGGCCGTTGAGCTGGAGTTTGGCCGTGACGCAAGGGTTATCACCCCAGCAGTGCATGTCAAGCGCCGTCTCAGCAAGCACGAACGTGCCGGCATCGGAAAGGCCCGAACCCGAGATCGTCGTGTTGGTGGAACCAAAGGGAGTCGCCGTCACCGCGGCAGAGCCCCACTCACCGCCCAATGCGGAGCCCGTGGAAGGCGCCACGTCAATGGCACCGGCCATCTGGAAGAGACCGTTCGAGGCAATCACACCGTTGACACCCGACACCTCGGCGGGGCCACCAAACGCGTGGATGGCGTTGGGGAGGGCATCGAGAGCATCCGTGTAGTTGAACGGCTGGGCACCCAACGTGCGGTAGAGCGTCTGGGTGGCGTCCAACGAAGAGCAGTAGTCCACGTTGGCGTCCGGCTGGACAACCCAGATGAGCTCCTTGCACGGGTGGTTGAAGTTCAACTTGATCTTGTTCGACGAGGAACCGACCGACTCGTCACCCGTGAACTGGAGCTGCTCGAAGAGGTACTCGTGGGGGTTCTGCGCCATCTTGCGGCGCTCGTCCGTGTCGAGGAAGATGTAGTCGACGTAGAGAGACGCCGCCACCAACGACTGCTGGTAAGCCGCCGAGACGGACAAGATACCCGTGGCGGCCGTGAGGCTGCTCACCGCCCACAAGCACTCGCCAATGGGGCGGAGATCCAGGTTGATCTTAACTTCGTGATACTGGAGAGCGATCAAAGGGAGGGCCAAGCCCGGGTTGCGGTTCCACCAGAAAAGGAGAGGCACGTAGAGCGTCGTCTCCGGGAGCGCGTTACGAGGAGCGCACACCTGAGCGGGGCCACCGGCCGCCGCGCAAGGGCCGTTCACGTTGGCGAACGTGGGGTCCGTGATGTAGGTAAGCTGGGTCGTGTTACCAATCATCTTGAAGTAACCACGCTGCTGCTCCGACGTGAGCGTCAACTGGTTCCAGATGTGCATCCAGTCACCATATTGGCGGTCAATGCGCTGACCACCGATCTCGACCTCGACCTGAGCCACCAACTGCTCACCGATGAAATCCATCCAGCGGGCATAGACACCCGTGTTCGTGGCAGCCATCGACTGGTTGATCTCAGGAAGCGTCACCTGAAGGTACGTGCGGTAGCACAAATCACCGTTGCGGGAGATCGTGCACGTGACACGGCGACCGAAGTCGGCCTGACCAGAGAAGGTCTGCTCGATGGACTCCATCGCGAAGTTCGTGTGGCGTCTGTAAGACACCTTCCAGAAAGTGATCTCAGGCGTTCCCGTGAGGAAAACGTCCTGAGCACCGTAAGCGACCAATTGCATGAGTGCACCCCCCATATTTTATATTATACTATTGCTAAAGAAAATAATTTCCAAGGTATACATATTTTTATATTAATACAAAATAATATAAAAACATCGCTGTTTATTTACAGCACCTTCAGCAGTTACTGTATCCAATAAATAAATTATCATGTCAGCATATTTATATAAAAAGAACATAAAGATATCTCCGCTAAATACAGAGAAACATGACCGACTACACAATACTACTAGAAAAATATGAGGAACTAAAAAGGGTATATGATGAGCTTATACTGGAACTGGAATCCACTAAAGAACACTTGAAGAGGTACA